GGCCTGCGGTGTGTGCCGGGCTGGTGACCGTGGCGAGCCCGCCGGACGGGTCGACGGTCAGCCCGGTGCCTGCCGTACCGCCAAAGTCCACGCCGGTGGCGCCGGTCAGGTCGCCGCCGACGATATCGACGAGCGTGCCGCCCGTGTCAGGGCCGGACGTGGGGATGAGTTTGGTGATCGTCGGGAGTGTTACGGGCTTCGGGGTGTCGCGTGCCGGGGAGAACACGGCCACGTTCGGGCCGGGCTGCGACACCATGCCGAGATAGAGGGTGCCGCCCGAATGGTCCCAGACCGGCTCGGCGCTGAACCTGGCGTTGTCAAGTCCCAAGCAGGTGATGCCTGCCCACGTGACGGTGCCCAGCCCGTCAGCGTCGATCACGGGGCGGTTGGCTGCCCCGAGCGTGCCCGACCGGACAACAACGCCGATCCGGGAGGGGAACGACGCCGCCAACTGGATACGCACCGGCCCCGCTGGCACTGATGTGGTAGTGCTGTAGAAGATGTAGGGCGCGGAGGACGCGGTAAAGGAGGCGGCGCCTGCCCCAGCTGAGTTGGCGGCGGAGTTGAACGCCATGACTGTCAGCGGATAGTCAGCCATTAGCGGCAGCCCCCAGGGTTCAGCCTGGCCGACTCGGCCCGCAACCACCGAGCCTGCCCCCCCTGCACCGGGTGGATCGCCGTGCCGTTGCTCATGAGGTTACCGGGAACGGGCGGGGACGGGTGCAGCCATCCCATCGTGTGCCCCCACTCGTGACGGACCGCACCCACGTTGTCGAGGTCGATCCGCCATGTCGTCCACAGACGGCCACCGGACCGGCGGTAGGTCGGGTTCGCACGACCGCCACCCCTCGGCGCCGTCCCCCCTTTCCACACGACAACGATCCCGTGCGCCGACGCATCCGCATACGACGAGTCGGCGAACCGGTAGCCCGAGATGCGGCCGAACTCGGCGGCCGTAGCCTTCACCCGCGGCCGATCCGGCACATTCGCCGAAACGTAGATCGGGACCGTGCACGACGGGAACGCCCGGCCCTCCTGATACACCGGGAAGTTCGGGGCCGGCGCGGCGCACCCGACCAGACCAGCCACCAGCAGCACACCAAACAGCACGACCGGCAACACCCGACACCGCATCATCGCCCCGCGTCGATCGCTCGGGTCAGACTGCGGTTGGCCGCCTCACCACGGCGGGCCTCGTGGGTGTCGGTCCAGACCATCCCGAGCGCACGGGTGCGGCCCTTCGTGACCTCGACCTCATGGCCGGGGCCAGCAGCATCAGCGATGCGGCGGGCACGCTTCTCCAAGTCGGCCATCACCTCAGGTGAGCGGCGGAGCTTGCGGAACCCGGCAAGGTTCAACTTCACACGAGTGGCCATCAGCCCTCCGACCTCGACAAGTACACGACCACACCAACCTCACGGCGGCGATACTTCGACCGCCACACACCCGGCTCACCGATCACGTCGTAACGGTGACCGCCCCGAACGAACACGTCACGACGCCCCACAACCGCACCAGGCGGCAAATAGGCGGTCGCATCGACCGTCGCACCATCACGGCCGCTCTCGGTCACGTCGGAGCCAGCAGATGGCGCCCACGCACACCCGTCGATCGTCACCGTGTCGCCGTCGACCATCTGCACGTTGCCGTGCGAATCGGCGGCACCCTCGACACGGCGCACAACCGTCAACGGTTCGCCCCTCATATGCCGAACGGGAACAGCGGCCCGTCCTCCGTCGGCGTCCAATCGGCCCCGATGGTGCCGGGGCCTAGCCGGGTCGTGCCCAGCGACCAAACACCGGTCGACTGCTGACGGTGGCGGGCACAGATCGCCCGCTCCGTATCCGTCAGGTACAGCCCGTCGGCGATCCGCTCCGAGAAGCGGGCCGAGAACGGGCCTGTCACGTCCTGAATGGCCCCGTCCGGGTTATTCCACACCCGAGCGGCCACCTGCACCACGGCCGTGCCCAACTCGTCAGGAATCGCCACCAGGGCGCCCATATCGTCGAGCCAAGTACGGCGCGTCTCCGAACGCACCAAAGCCGAAGCGGCAGCCAGCACCGCCAGCGCCCGCGGATCATCGTCGGGGATCGTGTCCCCGGTCCACGCCTCCAGGGCGTCAATGTCCGCGAGCGCCGGCAAGGCCGCCACGGTCAGCTCGCCTTGGTGATGCCGACGGCGCGGGTCGCGTCGAGGGTCTCCGCACCATAGAACGTGTCAACCACGCTCTGGTCCTCCAGCTGGAGGGGGTTGTAGTGCTGGATCCAACGGAGCGCATAGCCGCCCTCGGAAACCACGGCCGACTTCGCCGCACCCTCAGGGGCACGAGACGGGCGGGTCACATGGGCGAACGCGTCGCGGTGGTACGCGACACCCTGATCGGCGGGCAGATCGTTCGACTCGATGACCGTGAACCCGAACAGCATGCCGATGGTCGCCTCACGCAGGGCGCCGTCGCTGCCGGACTGGTCAACGGCCCGGATGGCGGCCAGGTTGAGGAAGTCGGCGGCGAGGGCCGAGCCCAACGCCAAGGTCCGGTCAGCCAGCGGCACGTTGCGGCTGTTCAGGATGCGACGCGCCTCGATGACCACGGCCAGGACGTTGGTGCCGGTCAGGTCGATCTCGGTCTCGGCGGTGCCCGCAATCGCGGCCATCTCCGTCACGAGCGGTGTCACCAGACCGTCCACGACGGACTCGGCCTGCGGCTTCAACACCTGCGTCTGAAGGTTCGCCAACGAGAACGTCGCGAAGTCGTCCGGGAGACGCACCGCGTTGTAGATCTGGTTCGCCAGCGTGACCGGAACCCACGTCTCGGTCAGGTCGTTGAACGCGATCGAGTCACGGGCGGTCCGGTTCGCCGCGGTGTAGATCCGCGCGGCGCCGGCGCTGACCGGCTTGCGGACGTTGACCGTCGCGCCGATGCCGGGAACGAAGTCGGCGGAGAAGTCCTGCCGGACGGTGCGCGGGAGCGTGGACTGCCAGCGGAGAGCCGCCAGGACAGACCGCGCGGCCTGGGTCGGGGTGTACAGGGTGTGCGCCACGGTGACCTCCTATGGGGGGGTAGTTGGAACTCGACGGCCCCGTGGCGGGTCCGCGAGCAGAATCAGTTGGTGAACATGGAGGCGCCCATGTCCTTCAGGGACTCGGTAGCGCCGGAGTTGTCGTCCGGGTCGTTGCCGGAGGACAGTTCGCGGGGCTTGCGGCGGGGCATGCCATGTCCGTCGTCGGCAGGCTTGAAATCGGCCAACAACTCGTCGGCGTCCGCCTCCAGCTCTTCGACCGTCGAGCCCTGGAGCCGCTTCGCCTGTGACGGGGTGAGGCCCTTGGCGGCCGCAACTTCGAGCCGGTCGGCCCGAGCCTGAGCCTCGGTCGCTCTCTTCTCAGCGTCAGCGAGCCGGTCGGCGGCCTTCTCGGCGTCGGTCTTGTTCGCGGCGTCGATCTCGGCCAGACGGTCCTCGGCGGCCTTCGCCCGCTTGCGCAGAGCCTGGGCCTCCTTGTTGACCTTCTGGATCTTCGCCTTGGCGCTGTCGTCGAGCCCTTCGATTTCGGCCCCGTCGGTTTCCTGCTCGTCGCCTTCGGACTCCTGGCCCTCGGGGTCGGTGCTGGGGTTCTCTTCTGGCATGTGCCCTCCAGGGGCGTCGGTGCCACCACCAGGGCGGCTATTGGTAGAGCGGTTCGGCGCCACAACCGCAGTGGTCGTGCGCCTGGAAGAAATCGCCACCGTCGGCGTCGGTCGCCCACACCTGGCCCGCCTTCGAGGCGCACCAGTCGCAAGGGTTCGCCGAGGTGGTGCGCCGCCAGCCGGTGGCGGCCGGGTCGGTTCGGACGGCCTGGGTGATCGTCTGGCGACCACCAGTCAGAGCACGGCGGGCACCGGCCTGAGCCTGTGCCGCCTTCGCCGATTTCGTTGCCGCTTCGAGCGGCACACGGGTCATCTGGGACTTGAGCAGAAGAGGGCCCCGGATCAGCAGCGCCTTCGCGGTCGCCTCACTGTCGGGGATCACAAGCGGAGGGGTCGGACCGACGGCACCAACCTGGGCGTATCGGGTCCGGCCGATATGGAGCGCAGCAAGCCGCGCCGACTCGTCGTGACGCCGGAGCACCACAGCCATCGCCGCATCAAGCCACACGGGGGTCGAGCCGTCGAGGTCGGTCGGATCAATCAGGGCATCCCAGAGCGCCAACAAGCTCCGCACCGTGGCGGCCCGGACGGCCACCTGGGCGAGACGGTGCCGGTCCGCCAGCCGGTCAGGCTGCGACGCCACCGGCGGCGCCCGTCTGGCTCGAGAACTCGTCCATCATCCGGGACAGTGCGTCGCCATCGTCGAGCAGCTGCTC